TTCTTAAAAGAACCTACGAAAGAAAGCAATTTTTTCCTCTTGAATGTAATCCACAACATAAAGGACAACATGTTTATTGTAAAATGACATTTCCGTCTATAAATTCTGAAATAAGAGGTATTCCACAAGGCGGAGATGTTATTCGCATGCATACAGCCAGTGGGATATTATGTCTTTCCTCAAAAACAAAAGTATTAACTTTTGATTTAAGATGGGTAACAGTTGATTCAGTGAAAGAAGGTGATATATTGGCTGGATTTGATGAAAATATAGGTGATGCTGGTTTTAAATCTAATGGTGTAGGAGTTGCTCGTCAATGGAGAAATTCTAAAGTTGAACAAGTAGTTGAACTTATCAGACCTTGCTATGAATTAATTTTTTCTGATGGAACTAAAATTATTTGTTCTCAAGAACATCCTTGGTTGGCAGGTTATGGACAAAAATATGTCTGGATACAAGCCAAAGATTTAAAGGTTAAAAAAGGAAATGGATTTGGTTCAAAAATTGTTAAATTTATTGATGTTTGGAATGAAAATAACTTTAAAGATTATATTTCAGGTTATTTAGCGGCAATTTATGATGGTGAAGGATGTTTATATCAAAAAGCATTTAACAATCACGATGGGGTAGGAAGTAATTTAATGTTAACAGTTTCACAAAATAAAGGTAAGGTTCTTGAGCAGATAAAAGATTTCCTTAAAGAAAAATCTTTTAATTTTAATATTCGTCATATTAAAGATGATAGATATACAAAGCAACATTATCAATATGAAATTGGACAAAGAATGGATATTATGAGATTTTTAGGACAAATACGTCCTGCAAGGTTACTTGAAAAAATGAATTTAGATTTATGGGGAACAGCACTTGCTAAAGAAGGCGTTGAACTTATTAGCAGAAAATTTATAGGAAATAAAAAAGTTATTGGATTTAAAACATCTACTAAAACATTTGTTGTTGAAGGACTTGCTTCTCACAATTCAGATGAAATGGGATTTCAACCAGAAGCAAAAGCTGCTTATACGGCAGCAAAACCAACAATTTCGTCACAAGGACGATTTACAGGAGTATCAACAGCAGAAGATAATAGTTTTTTTGAACAATTAGTATTTGATAAAATAGAAGTTTAATATGAAAATGTATAAATGGACAAAAAAAGAAGAAGATTATATTGAATCTCTTATTATTAAATATAAGAAAATATTAAAATTACAAGATTGGACTATAGAATATACTTTTTGTAACGGAGAAGTTCCTGATGACGACGAAATGCATATCGCTGCTATTATAGGAATAGACATATCATATTATAAAGCATATTTACAATTAAAACCTTTTTTTCTTAAAAAATTTAGAATAATTGGTAAATCATCAGCAATAGATGATATAAAACATGAATTATGCCATATTTTAACAGAACCTTTATATGAATTAGCTTGCACTTCTTTTAAAAGTAAGAAAGAACTTGAACGAGCAAGAGAACAATTAACAGAAAAGATATCTAAATTAATTTAATATGTATCAAGATGTTTATCAACCTGAAGTTATTAAAGGATTAAAATATTGGAAAAATCCAAAAAATAAGTTTAATATTTTAATGCTTCATTATAGTGCAGACCCTTTAAAAGATCCTGAAAGAAATGGTAAAGAATGGTATAAAAATGAGAAAGAAGGTACTTTAAAAATAGATTGGTTAAAAGAATACGAAATAGATTTTCTAACTAAATCTGGTAAATTGGTTTTTGGACCTGAATTTTGTGATTTTGATCCAAAAACGCATTTTATCAATTCTTTCGAACTGCCTGAACCGTATGAATTATTACTCTCTTTAGATTTTGGGCAAAGAAATCCAACTGCTGCCTATGTTGGTATTTGGACAGAAGATAATGTTCTTTATATAGTTGACGAATATTATAAACCAGCACTTCCATCAGTATCATCTAGAGAAATGTTTAAAGAATTTGAATATCTAATGGGTGGTAACTTAGAAGGAAAAACATTAAGAGAAAAAAGAATGATAGCTCTTAATACTTTTCAGGTTAGAGTTATTGATCCGTCAACTAGAGCCAAAAATAGAGTTAAGAAAGAAGGATATGAAGATATTCCTTATTCAATAATTGAAGAATTTTACGATCACGGTTGGGAATTTGATCCTGCAAATAATGATCTTAATGCAGGTATTACAAGAATAAGGGAATATTTCCAACTTAATTCAGATAATAAAGCACATTTATATATATTTAAAGACAAATGTCCTTATCTATGTTGGGAATTACAGAATTATCGTTATAAAGAATTAACAGAAATTCAAGAAAAGACAAGAAATGAACCAGAAGAACCAGTAAAAAAGAATGATCACGGAGTTGATGCTTTAAGATATTTAATTATGACACGACCTTATAGTCCAACAAAAGCAGAAAAACCAAAGACAAGAATTCAAAAAGACATTGAAGGATTATTAAGACCACAAATATTAGCTCATGATTACGATGACGATGGATTTATTAACTAATTTTAAATATTAAAACGTATGGAAAAAGAATTAACAGGTTTTGAAGCTCGCACAGAGGAATTTAATAAAGAGTTTCAAACATTACAAGAAAGGTATGCTGTTAAAATTTATGCAGCAAATTGTGTATTAAAAAATGGGGAAGTTATCCCTTTAATAAGAGTCGTTGATGATCTCAAACTTGAAATCGTCAAAGATTCTAAAAAGTATGACGATAAAGCCAAAGCAGGGAATCCTGTTGGTAAAAAAGCATAATAAATCACAACTTACAGCAGACATAGCAGTTACAGAAGATGATAATGATAAAAGACTTATTACAGTATCAATAATAGATGGTGGAACAAAAGAGTATCCAAATGATACTACTGTAATCTTAGGCAAGTATGCTCTTTATTTATTAACATTACAGAATGAAGATTATTACTTTTGTCATATTGACGATGTAATTGCTTCATCTGATTATTACGAAGATGTATAAAAAACTATTATTTGACCAAGAAGCTCGAAATAAAATCTTAAAAGGCGTTAACATTGTAGCAAAAGCAGTATCCTCTACTCTCGGTCCTAGAGGTCAAAATGTAATCTTTGAGGAAAGTTCTTTTCCAACAATAACAAAAGATGGTGTAACAGTTGCACAACAAGTTTTTCTAGAAGACAAATTTGAAAATATGGGCGTAATGATAGCAAGAGAAGCAGCAGAAAACACTAATCGCGAAGCAGGAGACGGAACTACTACCACTATTGTTCTATTACAAGCTATTTTAGAAGCTGGACATAAAGCAGTAGCAGCAGGTATGAATCCAATTCTTCTCAAAAGAGGAATGGATTATGCTTTAGAACAAATATTGAGTCAATTAGAAGTTAAACAAATCACTACAGAAAAAGAAAAATTACAAATAGCAACAATTTCAGCTAATAACGATGAAAAAATTGGTAAGATGATAGTAGAAGTTATTAATAAAGTTGGTACAGATGGTGTTATAACAGTATCTAATTCAAATTCATTAAAGACTGAAGTTGAATATCTTAAAGGAACAAAATTAAATTCAGGGTTTGAATCACATGTATTTATTAATGATCCTAAAAGATTATCAGTTTCTTTAGATGAACCAACTATTATTATTTCAAGAGATGATATTCTAATGCAAAATCAGCTTATACCTATTATTCAGAATTTATTAAAAGCAGGTAAGAATAAAATGGTTCTTATTGCTAATAAAATTGAAGGCAATGCTCTTGCATTCTTAGTTCAGAATTTTCTTCAAGGTAAATTTGTCTGTGTTCCTATTAAATTGCCATCATTTGGCGGTTATCAGCGAGATTTAGTATACGACATTGCTACTTTGACACAAGCAACTGTCTTAGGATCAGAAGATGCTTTTAAATTAGAAGATGGAACAGTAGAGCATTGTGGAACAGCAGATAAGATAATTATAGGAAGAAATGAAACAATTATTACAGGAGGTGCAGGAGATATTTCAAAACGAATTGAAGAAACAAAAGCACTTTTAAAAGAAGAAAAAGATTTATTTAATAAAGAAAAGTTAAAAGAAAGATTAGGCAGGCTTACAGGTTCTATTGCTAATATTCAAGCAGGTGGAGCATCTGAATCAGAACAAATGGAATTAAGATATAGAATAGAAGATTCTTTAAATTCAACTAAATCAGCGATTGAAGAAGGTATAGTAGAAGGCGGAGGCGTTGCTTTGCTTAAAAGCGGTATTATTATAAGTAGATTAGAAAAAGGGGAAGAATATAATACAGGTATTAAAATTATTGTAAAAGCATTAGAAGCACCTTTAAAAGTAATAGCAAATAACGGAGGACAATCCGGTGAAGCTATTGTTGGCAAAGTTTTAGATCATGGTTTAGGATATAACGCTTTAACTAATAAGTATGAAGATTTATTTAAAGCAGGGATTGTAGATCCACTTAAGGTTGTCAAAAATGAAATAATTAACGCTGTATCAACAGCTGGCATACTTTTGACAAGCGGATGTGCCATTACTATTAGCCCTGAAAAAAAATAATATGGAAATAATTTTAATTGTAATTTTCTTTAGTTTATTAGCATTTATTTATTTAACAGAAAGCCAAAGAAATAAGAATGAGAAAGATAGATTTCGCGAATTTGTAATGGCTATTAAATCACAAAATATTGTAGAATATAAAGAAGCTATTCCTGAAGAAGGTGATTTTCCTGTCGATGAACCAGATGAATTAATAGAACTTGATCAAGTAGAACCAGAAACTTTATTAAAAGCAATTAGCAAAGAATAGTATGCAAATAACACGCATTGAAATTAGAAAAGTAGCTCCCGAAAAAGGATTAGCAGGATTTGCTTCTTGCATAATTGATGATTGGTTGTATATTGGAAATATAGCTATTTTTACAAGATTAAATCAAGAAGGCAAAATTAGACTTGTCTTTCCTGAAAAAAAGATAAAAAATAAAAAAATTCGTTTATTTCATCCTTTAAGTTCAAAAGAATATTTTATTTTAGAGGATGCTATTAAACAGCAATTTTTCAAGGTATGTTAACATTAAACGATTTAAAAAAAGATGATATAAAAGTAGGCGATACTGATATAGTAGTATTTATTGAAAGATTATATGCAGATACAGCACGAATGTATTTGAAGCAACATCGTGATTGGTATATTAATGAAAGATTTGTTAGAGGTGATCATTGGGTAGTTTATAATAAAACATTGAATAAAGTTCAAGTGCTTCCAGTTTCAACCGGAGAAATTCGTCGTACTATTAATAAAATAGGATCACAAATTAGAGGAGTAAAGAATTTTATTAAACGAAATCAACCAAGATGGGAAATTCATCCAGAAGGAGATACAAAGGAAGATAAAGAAGAAGCACGGAAAAAGAATAAAATTTTGCAGTATATTTATAGAACACGCAATATTAAATTTCATTTAACAGGTGTAGTTGTTAATGGACTTAAATATTCTGCTGGTATTCTTGAAGGTGGTATAGTTAAAAAAGAAGGTAAAGATATTATTGATTATTGGGTTGATGATACATTTGAAATTTTATTTGATCCTTTTGCAACAACTGTTCAATCTTGCCGTTATATTATTAAAACCTTTAAGAAACCTTTAACATCAATTAAAAATAATAAAGATTATACTATTAAAAAAGGAAATGAAGTAAAGTCAGATAATAAAGAAGCAGCTTCACAGTATAAAGAATTACTTGAATTAGAAAAGTATAGTAGAGATGGTTCATCTGGATCTGCTGATTTAGAAAGTACTATAGGAAAAGAGTTATGGATGAAATGGACTGATGATATAGGAAAAACTAAAGTAAGAGTTTTTACTATTGCTGGAGGACAGTTTGTAGGATTGTTTGAACCAAAATATAGAAGATATCCAATGTTTGTATATAATCCAGAAAAAGATGCTAATTCAATTTATTCAAATGCTTGGGTTAAAAATTTAATTTCAATTAATAAGTCTTTAAATAAAACAGTATCTCAAATTGAAGGATATATCCAAAGAATGCTTGCTGGCAAATATTTGATTAAACAAGGAGTTGAAGTAAGCTCTATTACAGATAAAGGAGCAGAAAAGATATATTATAAAGGTTCAGTAGCGCCAACACAAATGAATTTACAGCCATTACCAGCAGCGCCTTTCAGCCATGTTGCTAATTCAGAAAGATGGATAGAGGAAGGAGGAGGTATGAGAGAAGCTTCTTTAGGTCGTATTCCTGGATCATTGCAATCAGGTAAAGCTATTGAAGCATTACAATCAGCTGACGCTGCTACAGTAGCAGAACCAGTAGAAAATTTAGAGCAATTTTTAAAGGAAGTAGCAGAATTTACTTTAGAACTTATTGAAGATAACCAAGTTGCATCTGAAGAAATTATTGAAGCAGGTGAAAAGATTAAATATATTGGTAAACTTGCTGAAGGATCAGAGCCGCCAAAAAATACTGTAACTATTAAAGCAGGAGAAGTTTCAGTTAGAATTGTTCCAGAAATAGCATATAGTGAAGATGCTAAAAAAGATTATATTATGCGACTTGCAGAAGCTGGTGTAGTAGATAAACAAACAGTACTTGAAGTATTTAGTATTTCTAATATATCAGATATTTTAGATAGAGTTAAAAAACAACAAGAAGAAGAATTTAAGCAAGAAATGGTTAAGCAGAAAGAAAGTCATAGAACTTCAGGAGAAGCGCCAGATGATACTGCTTCACTTGCAGATCAAGAGAATATGCAAATGGCAGCAGGACAGCAAGTTCCAGCAACGC